TGTTCAAGAGTGGTATTTTGAAGGAACGCACGGACACAGGTCGAATATATCTTGTATTCATTGATAATGTAATGAACCAAGGGCCTTTCAATCCTGAATATCATGCGATTTATCAAAGTAACTTGTGTTGTGAGATTCTATTACCAACCAAATCATTCAAACGCCTGGATCCAACACGAAAGACAGTTCGTGTTAAAAAAGATAAGGTAGATGAGTTTATGAAAAACAAGTCTAATGATATAGTTAAGATCAGAAAGATATCATAGTTAAACGTGCCTAAAGTACATAGTAATGATAAATAACTACAATGTACTTTAGGAATAATAAATGACTTTTACACCCACGTGGCTAATGATTAAGAAACATAAAATTACTGGATTGAAATATCTTTGTAAAACTACCGGAAAAGACCCTATAAAATATCTAGGGTCTGGTACTTATTGGAAAAGGCATCTTAAAGAACACGGCACCGAAGTTGAAACAGTATGGTGTCAATTATTTGAGAACAAAGACCAGATATATCAATTTGCTATTAATTTTAGCAAAGAAAATAATATTGTAAATGCTAGGAACACAGACGGTGAAAGAATTTGGGCAAACCTAATTGAAGAAAACGGCATTGATGGTGGCGGCAATAAAAATCTTCCAATGTCTGCTGAACAAAAAGCAAAACTAACAGATACTTGGGAAATTACTACTCCAACCGGCGAACATTTAATTTTAGAAAATATGTTAGAATTTTGTCGAAATAATGGATTAAATGCTAGTGCAATGAGTGCTGTAGCAAGAGGCAATAGAGGACACTATAAAGGATATAAGTGTCGTAAACTTACTAACAACAGAAATGTTATATATGAGTTTAAGGAAAAACAATATCTAACAGATAGTGAAAAAAGTAAAATAAACAGTGATGGCGTAAAAAAAGCAAAAAGAGCCAATGCTGACCCAAAAATAAAATATAATGATGTTACATATAACACATTAGTTGAGGCAATAGATGCAACTGGAATAAGTAGACATCTTTTGATAAAACATGGCAAACTTTTAAGAAATAACTAGGATGAACAATGAACGCATTATATGAAGAGATAGAATGTCTACCGGAAGAACTAGATGACGAATACGAGTATTATGAAATTGATGAAGTCGAGGGCAGAGTGTCCCTGTGTACCTTGGGATCTATGAACTGGGGAGCGTTCCGGAACCCAGAGGATATGCGTAGAGCTTGTAGAATTCTACATCGTAGCCTAAATAACATTCTTGACTATCAAGACTTTTTGTCGATACAGAGTAAACTCAGTAACGATGAGATTCGCCCATTGGGCATTGGCATTACTAACCTAGCATACTGGCATGCCAAGCGCAGCCTTAAGTACGGTGAGAAAGATGCACTGGCTGAGGTTAAGAGCTGGCAAGAGCACCAGTCATTCTACTTAACAGAAATGTCAGTTGAACTAGCTAAAGAGCGTGGTAAGTGTTTAGACAGCGACCATACTCGTTACGGTCAAGGAATATTTCCTTGGGAACTACGTGCTAAGGGCGTTAACGAGTTAACCGACTTTACTCCTGAATTAGATTGGGAAACGTTACGCAAAGAAATGTTAATCCACGGTGTGCGCAATGCTACCAATGGTGCAGTTGCTCCTGTTGAGTCTAGTTCAGTGGTTATCGACAGTACCAATGGTATTGAAATGCCAATGAGTTTAATTACCACTAAAGAATCAAAAGCAGGATCGTTTACGCAAGTTGCTCCCGAATATAACAAGTTGAAGAACAAGTATCAGCTGATGTGGGAGCAGAAAGACTGCGTTGGTTACATTAAGACAGCGGCTGTTATTGCGGCCTACACTGACCAAAGTATTAGTACTAACACATTCTACAATCCAGCACACTTTCCAAATCGTAAAGTGCCAACTACATTAATTGCCAAGAACTTGATGCAGGCGCATATATGGGGCCTTAAGACCTTCTACTACAGTTTAATTAACAAAGCAGGCAGCAAGATGGCTGCAGACGATGCGCCTACTATGCTAGAACCAATTAACTTTGATGACGAGGAAGATTGTTTATCTTGTAAGTTGTAAACGGAAAATGTTATACTAATGAAAGTAAAGTAATAGGACATATATGAATATGATAAAATATTTTAGGAGTGGATGGATTCCAACTCTTGACACCGACTGGACAAACTATAATGGCTTATAATTTTATTAGAAATGTCCTCCTAGAAGGAAAAAAAGACAAATTGTTTCATTTGCCTTTGCCTTACAAACCTACAGATTTGGCACCTGTCAAGAGCAAAGAAACTCTTGACTATCACTACGGCACTTTGTATAAGGGCTATGTTGATCGTTACAACAAAGGCGAAGGCGATGCTGATTTCAATGAAGCCGGCGCATTTCTGCACAACATATACTTTGGTCAATTACATGCACCACAAGGTGCTAATAGACCTTACGATGCCAGTTTAGCGTTTATCGAACAGCATTATAAAACCTATGATGCATTCCGAGACCAAGTCGAAACTGTGGCCATGAAGATACAAGGTAGTGGATGGGTGTACTTGGCACAGGATGGCAAGATCAAAACTATTGTGAACCACGAAGTACGCAATGACATTGTGTTGTTGATTGATTGGTGGGAACATGCATGGGCCCTGGACTATCAAGCAGACAAAAAGAAATACTTGCAGAACATCTGGAAGATAATAAACTGGAGAACAATAAATGTCGTACTCAGCCAAAGTAACCAATAAATAAGCGGGTGCGCCAAGATGATAAATATTTGTATGAAAAACAAGTATGGTAATTTTAAACAGTGTTTATTTTGTAAGAGTGAATTTGAAACTCGTCCACGATTTTTAGATTATTGTTCTCAGAAATGCAAAAACCCGTTGAACCGAGGAGAGTATGAACCATGGAACAAAGGTATCAAACTTACAGAAGAACAAAAAGCCAAACAGAATACAGAAGGATTAAAGAAAGGGTGGGGCTGGAATAAGGGATTGTCCAGTGAAACACAAAGTCTGAAATGGAAGGGCGAAAATAATCCTAACTGGGAAGGTAAGACTAATAATCTAAGACTAAAAAATCCGCAAACTGATTTGTTAAAACTGTATCGAAGCAAAGTCAGGTACGCAACATATAGAACCCTTAAAAAAATGAAACAGGCTGGAGAGCAGATACCAACTTGTGGGAAACATCCTACAGACTTGCAATTAGATCACATTATTTCTATAATGCAAGGGTTTAAGTTAGGAATAGATCCTATATTGTTAGGACAACGAAATAATATACAGTTTATAACGGGTGAAGAGAATCGTCGTAAATGGCATTTTGATCAACCGATGGAAGTAGTACAATCTATAATAGGAGATTAAAATGGCTTATTCAGCTGCTGTGGTGGACCATTATGAGAACCCCAGAAATGTAGGAACTCTTAATAAAAAAGATAGTGATGTAGGTTTTGGACTCGTCGGAGCACCGGCATGCGGTGACCTTTTACAGTTAAGTATTAAAGTTGATCCAGCGACAGATATTATAATTGATGCAAAGTTCAAGGCATATGGATGTGGCAGTGCAATTGCAAGTTCAAGCCTTGTAACAGAAATGATAAAAGGATTGACATTGGATCAAGCAAGCACTATTAAAAATAGTCAGATTGCAGAGGAGTTGGCGCTTCCGCCCGTAAAAATTCATTGCAGCATTTTGGCTGAAGATAGTCTTAAAGCAGCAATTTTAGATTACAAAACAAAGCAATCAAGGCTGCGATAGATGATTACCGTAACCGAAACAGCAAGTAAACGAATTAGCCAGAATTTAGAACGCCGTGGCAAGGGTGTGGGTATTCGAATAGCAGTTAGAACTACTGGTTGCAGTGGATTGGCATATGTGTTAGAATATGTAGACAGCATCGAGTACGAGGAGGGTGTAACAAATTATGCTCAATCTAAGTTTGCTGTATTAATAAGCACCAAAGATGAACCCTACCTAAACGGAATAGTTGTGGATTGGGTACGCAATGGATTGAATGAGGGGTTTGAATTTACTAACCCCAACGAGCGTGACCGGTGTGGTTGCGGTGAAAGTTTTAGAGTATAAAGTAATGTTAGAAACAATATGTGATGTGATGTTAGATGCGTATAAACGCAATTGGATTACCAGCCGTGACGGCAACGTGAGTATTCGCCATCACGATAGAGACCACTTTTACATTACACCTAGTGGTGTCCGAAAGCAGACTCTGCAACCTGATCAGTTTAAAAAGATTGGTATTGATAAAACTA